ATTTGCTGATACCTTGCTTATTTCCTGTGCTTGTCCGAGTGCAAGCTTTCCAATTTTTTGAGCATTTCCGATTACATTGGCAAGACTTGTCATATCATGTGGTGATAAAATATGTTTTGCTTTTTTAAAATCGAATATTTTTTTATTTTTTAATGACTCATTTTCTATTTGCAATATCTGATCATATTCTTTTCTGTTTGCTATATCTTCTTGTATTCTCCGACCTGCATCCGTCATCATAGCAAGAGCAAGTGTTATAGCCGAGTCATCTAATTTTTTATTGCTCTCAACCATACTTTCCATTCGCTCACGCGCTATAGCAGTCTCTAATTCGCTCTGGACTCTATTCTTTTCATCTTGCCACAATTCTTTCTTTGACCACCTATGCAAAGACACATTTGCAACATCATGTCTTTTGGCAAGTGCCATAATTGACGGATATTGTCGAATACCCTGATCATCCATAAAACCATGAACAAACTCGTCCTTGATCTTTAATTTTAAACTTTCATCAATCTTGTTTACCATAGTTAAACATTATCACCTTTTTTCAGTATTTACCAGTCTCTGTCGCAAACCACTAGATGACCAAGGGTGTTTTCTCTTATTATAATAAATATCAATCTTTGGCATACGACATCCTGTAAATTGCTTATTTTTATATTCTTCTCCTACAATTCTTACATCAATTGGCAATGACGAAAGAATATCTAGAAGATCATTTTCAGTATGATATATAATAGTTTGATCTATAAATTTAACAGCAGATAATTGAATCTG